CACCTTCGCGTGACCTGTGAGGATTCCGGAGTCCTTCAGGAGCTATCTGAGTTCTTCTCGTTCTTTGCGGCCGGATATCAGTTCTCTCCGGCCTTCAAGCGTCGGCAATGGGATGGGCGTATACATTTGTTCAATCTTCGTAATCAGACTCTTCCGGCCGGTCTGCTCCATCACCTTCAGAAGTACGCGGACTCACGGAAACACGAACTTGAACTGGCACCAGGGCTGTGGCTTCCCGACCTCTCAGAAGCTGAATCCGAAGCGTCTGAAGGCCTTTATGCGGCCACCGGGGCGGACGATAAGCCGCTCGAGCTAAGGGATTACCAGAAAGATGCCATAGATCGTGCGATCAAGCTTCAGAAGATCCTTCTGGTTTCCCCGACCGGTTCTGGTAAGTCTCTGATCATCTATCAGCTTCTACGATGGTATCTGAATCATCTCAAAGGTTCTTCGAAGAAGGCAATCGTCATCGTTCCTACCCGAAGTTTAGTTCTTCAAATGCAAAATGATTTTTCAAATTATTCATCTGAAGATGCATCTTTCGACGCTGACTCTTCAATAAGCATTTTGATGGGTGGAGAAGATAAAGATCCTAAAAAAGAAAAAGTAAAGGTTTTTTTGGAAGATGGTTCAATTAGAATACTATCACCGAATGATATAGTATCAACACGTTTTGGTGAGAAGAAAGCGAAAGACCTTACGTTAAAAGATGATTTGATATAATTTCAAAACTTATGAAACCTGAAACAATTGATGTTTCGATCTGGAAATTAGGTAGAGTATTCTATGAAAATTCGAAAGATTGAAAAAGTAGAAGTAGATCCACCGGTGATCATCACGACCTGGCAGTCGGCCGTTACCATGGGGCCCAAGTGGTTCGAGCAGTTCGGTGGTGTCTTTGGCGATGAGGCACATCTGTTCAAGGCCGTTTCACTGACCAAGATCATGAGCTGGCTCAAGAACGCTTGGTTCCGCATCGGAACGACCGGTACGCTTCCGGGAGGTGAGGATGCCAAGGTCAATAAGCTGGTGCTCGAAGGATGCTTCGGTCCGACCTATCAGGTGACGACAACACATGAGCTCATCGACGCGGATGTTCTGGCTCAGTTGAAGATTCACATGCTCGTGCTGAAGTATCCCGAGGCAATTCGCAAGGAGCACGATTCCCTCGATTATCAGGACGAGCTCGACTTTCTGACGTCATATGAGCCACGCAATCGCTTCATCACGAACCTGGTCGCGGATCTCAAGGGCAATAGTCTGATTCTGTATCAGTTTGTCGAGAAGCATGGAGAGCCTCTCTTCGAGGCCGTCAAGAAGAAGCTGAAGGACACCAAGCGAAAAGTCTACTTCGTCTCCGGAGAGGTAGATGCCGACGAGCGTGAACGGATCCGCGGCCTGGTGGAGAAGGAGGAAGGCTCCGTCATCATCGCCTCGTTTGGTACATTCTCGACCGGAATCAACATCAAGAATTTGCACAACATCGTCTTTGCTTCTCCGACCAAGTCACAGGTGCGAGTCCTTCAGTCGATCGGCCGTGGTCTCAGAAAGACCAAGGATGAACGTTCAACGACCGTATACGACATCGCCGACGATCTCTCGAGAAAGGGCCAGAAGAACTACACGCTGACTCACGGCATCGAGCGCGCCAAGATCTATACGAAAGAGAAATTTGACTTTGAGGTGCATGAAGTGCCGATCTCATAAATACTTTCATGACCGCGGACCTTAAGCAGTACATCGATTCCCTGAACGTTCAGGTCTATCGCATGATCGATGGATCCGTCATTCTGGCCGAGGAGAATCATCGAGACTCGGTTGAGTCGTACGTGATACTCCATAGACCATTGCAGATCTGTCAGATGGTCGTAGAATCGAGCCTGAAGACCGTGTATGTTCCCTGGATTCCTGGAAGTCAAACTCAGATTAAGGTCAATCTGGATTCCATCATTGCGGAGTCTGATTCTACATTTGATCAGAAGTTCGCTTACTCACGGTACTTTCTTCTTACTCATCTGCAGAAGTATCTGAGTCCCTCTGAGCTTCAGGAGGCCATCAAGGATTCCTCTTCCACGAATAATCAACAGATGCCTTCGCTCAGTCCCTCGCTCAAGCATCAGTTAAACAAGCAGAAGAGATTTGATCTCAACTGAAGCCTTAGTCTGTTCCAGCTTGCCTTGATTATTCCCTGACTGCTGCTGAGGTCTGGATCAATTGTACATGTACCACACTGGTGTGTACACAACATAGTTACGACGGAGTCACTCTAAGTTACAATGGCTGATTGTAAAAGTTTTGTGTACTTATGAAAGTGGTATGATACATTATCTCACATGAACGATATCGCACCTCGAAAGCTTAAGCCTTCAGAGAAACCACATTACGTCAACAACGCGGAGTTTTCCAAGGCCGTGGTCGATTACGTCGTGTCGGTCACAAAAGCCAAGAAGGCCGGTAAGCCGGAACCTACGATCACGGAATACATCGGATCGTGCTTACTGAAGATCTCCGAGGGGCTCTCACATAAACCCAATTTCATTCGATACACGTACCGTGAAGACATGGTCATGGATGCGGTCGAGAACTGTATTCGTGCGATCAACAACTTCGACGTCAGCATCGGAACTCGTACCGGCTTACCCAACGCTTTTGCCTACTTCACACAGATCTGCTACTTTGCTTTCATTCGTCGCATTCAGAAGGAGAAGCGAGTTCAGGACATCAAGGCTCTCTACATGGAACATGCAGGAATCGAGAACTTTGCCGACTGGGGTGATGGAGACTCTGGAAGTCCTGCGGTCGGCGAAGGCATCGTGGAAAGGATTCGCAATAGAGCCGAACAGATACATGTTCGTGACAAGGTAATCAAGGACTTTAGCAAGAAGGTGAAGAATGCCAAGAAGAAAGCCGTGAAAGATAAGTCCTCCCTCGAAATGTTTCTTGCAAAACATTAAGTTTGAGATCATGCGAATCGCCATCATCAATGACACTCACGTCGATCTGCGTAACGGCTCTGAGCCGTACATGGATCATCTGAATCAATTCTTTTCGAAAGTATTCTTTCCATTCTGTGATCGGCATGGAATCAAGCACGTGATTCATCTGGGTGACTACTTCGACAATCGCCGTGGCATCAATATACGGGCTTTGCATAATGCACGTAAGAGTTTTCTTGAACCATTGACCGAGCGAGGAATGACGATGACGATCATTCCAGGCAATCATGATGTTTACTACAAGAACTCGAATGCCGTATCCTCCCTTCGTGAGATGTTTGGCTATTACATCGAGAACGTGAAGATCATCGAGAAGCCGACAATTCAAGAATTTGACGGCCTTCCCATTGCTTTCCTTCCATGGATCTCCGAATCCAATTGTGATGAGTTTCTCGAATTCCTTTCCAAGTGCACGGCTCCGATTCTAATGTCACATCTGGAGCTTGCTGGATTCGAGATGGCCAAAGGTCAATCTGGTGCCTCACATGGCATGAATCCGGATCTTTTTAAGCGATTTGAGATGGTCCTCTCTGGTCACTATCACACCAAGTCGACTCGTGGCAACATCTACTACTTGGGTACACAGGTGGAACAAACCTGGGCCGACTGCAATGATCCTAAGTATTTTCATGTCCTCGACACGGCCACTCGCGAGCTTTCACAGATCAGAAATCCTCTGACTTTGTACAGTCGATTGATCTATGATGACTCGAAGTCTGATCCAAATGAAACACTGGACACGGAAATGGTTCGTGACAAGTTCGTCAAGGTCGTGGTCGTCAAGCGATCCAACATCAAACAGTTCGAGAAGTTCATTCAGCGAATTCAGGACATGGGACCACTGGAGCAACCCAAGATCGTTGAATCCTTCGATGAGTTTGCTGGAACTCAGGTCGAAGATGATGCGATTGACTTGGAGGATACATCCAAGCTCCTGAACACCTACATAGATTCCGTGGAGACCGATCTGGACAAGGAACGCATGAAGTCCATGATTCGCGAGCTCTACGTTGAGGCACAGTCCGGAGAAACTCAATAGATCATGGCCATCACGTTTCAATCACTACAGTACAAGAACTTCCTTTCGTCTGGAGACAATCCGGTTCGAATTCAGCTGAATCGACATTCAACGACTCTGGTCGTGGGAACCAACGGTGCTGGAAAGTCGACGATGATCGATGCTTTGTCTTTCGCTCTGTTTGGCAAGCCACATCGCGACATCAAGAATCCACAGCTGATCAACTCCGTGAATGGAAAGAACTGCGAGGTTCAGATTGAGTTTTCGATCGGATCCGATACCTATCGTGTCATTCGTGGATACAAGCCCTCGATCTTCGAGATCTGGAAGAATGGTCAGATGTTGAATCAGGAGTCACACTCTCGCGACTATCAGAAACTTCTCGAGAACAACATTCTGAAGATGAACAAACGTTCATTTGATCAGATCGTTGTCCTTGGTGCTGGCAACTTTGTTCCGTTCATGCAGATGCCGATCTGGGATCGTCGAGATATGATCGAGGATCTTTTGGACATTGCGATCTTCTCGCAGATGAACGACGGCCTGAAGGAACGAATGGCCAAATTGAAGGAAGAGATTCGTGACGTGACCGAGAAGATCACGATGATCAATGAGCGAATCAAGCTTCAGGAGAAGCACCTTCATGAACTCCACGATCTGAACGCTCAGAGTAAGCTCGAGCTTGCATCCGAATGCCAGACACTGGAATCTCAGATCAATGAGAAGAAGGCCGAACTAAAAAAACTCGATGATGAATATGAGGCTAATCAGAAGCGAGTCGACGAAGAAGTCGAGAATGCTCGAATCAAGATGAGCCGCTTTGACGGCTTTCGCTCTCAGATCTCCAACAATCAAGATCGTCAGCAAAAGGAAGTCGACTACTACGAGAAGAATCGTCACTGCCAGACCTGTGATCAGTACATCGCCGAGGAGTTTCGTCAAGAGAAGCTTCAGGCTGGAAAGAAGAAACTGCAGGAACTGATCGATGGCCTGAAGCACCTTGACGAGCATCGTGAGAATCATCATCTGATTCTGATGACCACTCAGGAAGAATGGTCGCGTCTCAAAAAGGTTCACATCGCCTCGATGACGACACTGGCTTCACTTCGCGGACTCGAA